AAGGACCGCAGGGTCCTCAGGGTCCAACAGGAGCCACGGGCGCGACCGGCGCGACCGGAGCAACAGGGCCACAAGGACCGGCCGGCACTTATTTGCTTACCGTTACCGCTGTTTCTTCGAGCCAGGTACTTGGTTCCAGTGACACTGGTAAGCATTACGCGGTAACGACGAGCACGAGCAATCTGACAGTGACACTGCCTTCTGCAAGCTCTGTCAGCGGGCAATTCGTACAGGTGTCGAAGGCAGACACGGGCGCGGGCACGGTAACAATCAACAGCACGCTTGCAGTGCTTTATGCCCAGAACGACGTCGTGCTCTTCATGTCGGACGGCACCAACTGGCTGGTCACCGACGTGACGATCGCTCCGCGCGCAACGATCTTCGTCGCAAGTGGCAGCTACTCCATCCCACCGCTCGCGACGCGGCTTTATATCGAGGCGTACGGTGGTGGCGGCGGTGGTGGACGCGGTCTCACTGGCGGCACTACTACCCTCCGCTCTGGCGGTGGTGGCGGCGGTGGCGGCGGCTGGATCGCAACCTCGCTTGTCACTGCAGGCATGACGTCTCCGGTGACGGTGACAATCGGCGCAGGCGGCGCCGGCGCAGCAGCAAGCGGTGGCAGCGCAGCGGGCGGCAACGGGTCGCGGTCGAGCTTCGGCACGCATCTCACTACCGACCGTCCCTTCGGCGGTCCCGGTGGCGTGTCTAGCAGCAGCGCGTTCGGCGGCTCCGGTGGTGTGCTTTTCGGCGGCAGCGGCGGCAACGGAACCACGAGCGCAGGCACCTTCGGCACGACTCCATCCGCTGTGCTCAGCGGCGGCGGCGGCGGAGGTGGCGCAGGCATCGATGCGAGCAACGTGGCGAGTCTCGGCGCCGGCAACGGCGGTGATGGTGGTCTGCTGCGAGGGGCCAATGTCACGGGCGGTGCAGGTGGCGCGAGCGCAGGATCAGCAGGGACTAACGGCACCAGCCCGACACTGAGTGCGGCAAACTTCCAAGCGGGCAGCGGTGGCGGCGGCGGGCGCAGTTCCATCACGGGCACCGGCGGCGCGGGAGGCAACGGCGGCCAACCCGGCGGTGGCGGTGGCGGCGGTGGCGCTTCATCGACCGGCAGCAACCCCGGCGCCGGCGGGAACGGCGGTGACGGCGCGGTGCTTGTCGTCGCGTACTTTGGGTGATCTATGAGATACGCGCACGTTCGTAATGGAATCTGCACCAACGTCTCGCGATGGGATCGCGAGCCGACTCCTGAGGAGCGCGAGAGCTATGCGCCCGAGGAACTCGTCGACGTGACCGGACTCGGTGTCGGGCCTGACTGGCGATACATCGACGGTGAGTGGCTAGAATCAGAACCAAGCTAACCAATAGGAGCGGATCATGGACGCACTTCTGCAATACGGGGCCTTGGGCCTCCTTGCTATTTTTATGGTCGGAGCGTTTCGGCTTTTGACCTCGCTGTCCGATCGGCTCATTCGCGTGATTGCTGATCTCACTTCGTCGGTGCAGCGCGTGAACGAATCTATGATTCGATTGACAGAGCGCATGGATGCACAGCATCGAGAGACTTCTGAGCAGTTTCGTCGACTTTCGGTAGTCGAGCGTTGTCCAGCGGATTCTTGACCTTTTCCGACAATCCATGAAAGATGCAGCATCATGGCGATTCTTTCGCTCGCAGTCTCGATCGCTGACCCTGTCGTACTTCTCGATCTAGGCTTCGACCGTATCGCTATCTACCGTTCGACCAACAGCATGGACGGAATCACGGGCACGTTCACTGAGCTTACTACTGCCCCGACACGCCTCGTCATTGACCAGACGCAGCGGTTTTATCGGTACATCGACGCTACTGGCGAACTGAACTACTGGTATCGAGTTCAGTACGTAAATTCCGTCTCTGGGGCGAACTCGACACCAGAGGACGCGTTTCGCGGAACGCTTGCCACAACGGACATCCTGACCATCGACGAGCTTCGCGATAACTACCTCTTCGGTCTTCCGCTTACCGATAACTACGGGAACGAATATCCCGACTCCTTTTATCGGTACTACATCGAAGCTGCCGTCGCGTACATCGAACGGCGTCTTGATGTGCGGCTCACGCCGACCGTCATTACGGACGAAAAGCATCCGTTCTATCGTCAGGATTACAACAAGTTTATCTACCTGCAGCTGTACAATAAGCCGCTGCATTCAGTGCAGGAAGTTCGTATGGTCCTGCCGACCGAAACCCGCATCATCACTTTCTCGAACACTTGGGTTCGACCTGATTATGATGCGGCGACCATCGAAGTCGTACCGGGCACGGGCTCAATCACGGCGGTCGCACTCGGCCTTAGCTCGCTGTGGGCGCCCATCATCAACGGCATGATGGATTACGTACCTGACATTCTGCGTGTCGACTACACTGCAGGGTATCGACGAGGACAGGTCCCACGCGACATCGTCGAGCTTATCGGAAAAGTCGCATCGATGGGACCGCTCGCCATCATCGGTGACCTACTCCTTGGTCCTGGCGTTTCCGGTTCGACGGTCACGCTCGATGCCCTGATGACGAATGTACGTTCGACAAAGGAATCGGGGCAGACCGCCTTTTCGGGGCGAATCAAGCAGTATCGCGAAGACATTCGGAACGACATCAGAGAAATGCGGCGAACCATTCACGGTATTCGAATGGTGCTGGGGTAGAGCATGACGATCACAGGTTTGCCGCTCGGCCTTTCAGCAGACTTTTTTCCGAATATCGATCCTGAACGGCTTATCGCGAGCATTGAGACACAAGGCGCTCGCTTTGCTTGGACGCGCGCGATTGAATGTCCTTGTCTCTCAAACAATACCCAGACGCGACAACCAGACCCTGTTTGTCCGGTTTGTCGAGGTAACAGCATTCTTTTCTTTGGTCCCACCAATTATCGAATGCCTGACGCTGTCGGCGAACTTACCGCCATACAGCAGAATCTTATCAACACCTCGAATGCAGCTGTTGTTCGCGGTTTTGTTTCTTCAGTGACGCGGAAAGAAGACTATTACGACGTCTTCGGTCGATGGTATTGGGGAACTGTCAGCATCACAGTTCGACCAGAGAATAAGCTCGGCTTTTTTGATAAACTTGTTGGCTTAGACAGCGAGATTGTTTTCTACGAGCGCATCGAAGTTCCTGCAGGACAAACAAACATCACGACGCGCTACCCAGTCGTCGAATTGAACCATGTGCAAACGCTGACTACGACGCTTCGACAAGGCATTGAGGTTGATACCAATCTGGGTCAATTGTATTGGAGACCGGGATACGTTCCGACTACTGCCACAGTGATCGCACTGCACTATACGACTTATCCTGTTTGGCGAGTCATCGATCATCCGCACGTCTACCGCGAATCTGCTGTGCGTCAAGGTCGACGGACGACTCCGATGGGGACTCCACGTCAATTGCCTATTCAAGCAAGAATGAAGCTCGACTTTGTGCCGGATGGCGAGGTTCGATAATGATCAAGGTCAAAATCGAACAAGGCAATATCGTCAAACAATTGAGAGAGCTTATTGGTTCTAAAGAAACTTTAGGAGCAGTCACGTCTGCGGTTGCCACCGAATTCACCACAATTTGGTACGATTCGATTGACTCCACCCTTTCGCCGAAGCGCGCTTCCGATTACAAGCACGGCATTATTCGTGCCTCGGCTGCAGTCGGACCAAAAGCCGTTATTCAGCTGGCGGGACGCTACCCACAAATGATTGAACATGGTAACCCGCAGTTCGATCTACGGGACGCGTTGCTCAGTGAAAAAGGGCGGACGCATCTCGCCATTCCTTTTGGTCACGACGCTCCTGACGCTTCCGGCATGAGTGGCACGCCCATGGGACGGGCATACAGCGCGAAGATGGGTGAAGCAGTCGGAAAAAAGATCGGTGAAAGAGTCTACGCAGCGGCCAGAAAGCTCAGAAGAACAAACGAACTGCCTGCAGGACTAGCGCCGAAACTGAAAGAAGGCGGACCGGACGAGCACAAGACGGATCTTTACGCACGAATGTCGCGGCGTCCGGGCAAGCCATACGAGCATGGCTTTTCGCCTTTTATGAACTTTCGAACTATCTCGCTCAACTCGCCGGCAGAAAAGTGGATTTATCCGCAGAAGGATGGCGTGAAGCTCATCGATAGCGCATTCTCTGAGCACATCTCAGAGTACCGAGAAATTGTGGTGCGCGTCCTCGACGAGGTCATTGAGCAGTTTGCAGCAGGCGTGGACAGTGGAGATTAGCCGCCATGATGATCGAACGCCTGTATTTCAACGTGCTCTCGCAAGGGTTCGCACAACTCAGACTGCATCCGCTACGAATTGAGCGGTTCTTCCTCGCTCAAGGACTACTTCGCGACGAAGTTCGCTCTATTCGCGCTTGGTTTGAGGCAGCGAATCCTTCAGTCAATCAAGCGTATCCACGACATGGCGCGTCGCGCTTTCCTGGCGTCTTCATCGTTCTAGACGAAGAACAAGAACAACAGAAATTTCTTAACGATTCGGCTGGTGTGCTCGGTCCAGACAATCTTGACGTCATCACCTATCCAGAACTTCTTGGAATGGAAGTCAAATCTTCCATTTACCAGTACAAGCATCATCTACTAGTTGTTGCAGACAACCCAGACAAATGTTTGTACCTTTACCATCTATCGCGGTACATTCTTACGCGCTATCGGGATGACCTAGAAGCAAATGGCATACTTTTCAGTCAGTTCTCAGGTGCTGACGCTGCGCCGGACCCCAACTACCTGCCAGAAACTTTCTTCGTTCGTCGCCTGACTATTCGAGCGATGGCGGCTGCCCATGTAGTAAATGAGGATGAGCGATTCCTTCCGCTCACTGCCGTCAGCGGAGCTTCTGTCGAAGACGGCACTGTAGGGCTATTTGGAGTAGATGATGGCTAAAGGTAATGACATCGGTTCTGGTGACGCAGTTGTGACTCTGGATGTCTATGCAAAAGTTTCTGGCATTCGACCAGATCAACTTGCGGGCTTCCGTCGCTGGGTCACTTCGCGTAAGGTATCCAAGCAAACTCTGGCAGAATGGCGTGAACTGCGAGAGCAGTTCTTGCGGCGTCCGGTCAAGTAGGAGTTAACATGGCGAGCACTATTTTCTTTAATGGCCGGGTCATCGCAACTCCGGGCAGCTATTCACAAGTAGACGCCTCTGGCCTAGAGCAGGTCGGTCTTGGTGCGTCCGGCATCGTCGCTGTAGTAGGGACCGCCGAAGGTGGCGTGCCGGCATCTGCCTACAGCCGAGGTGACCAGCTTGTAGGGTTCACTACGCCAGACCGCGTACGTCGCACCTTTCGCAGCGGCGATCTTCGGGAAGCCTGCTCGATGGTGTTTGAGCCGAGCCGCGATCCGCAAATCGTGGCCGGCGCACAGGTCGTTGTCCCGGTCAAGGTCAACCCTGCCACTCGCAGCAATACGACCCTCTCTGCGGCAGCCGGTACTTCCGTCCTGCTCACCAGCCAGGACTACGGCGCTTTCACCTCGCAGGTCAACGTGGCGCTCGCCAACGGGAGCACCAGCGGGCGGCTCGTGACCGTCGTGTTCGAGGCGACCACCGAGGCCACTGATAACGTCGGCGGCGAGTCGATGTTCTCGCTCAACTACGTCCCTCCCGTTGTCGGCGGCTGGGAGACGATGACTCTGCAGGTCCTCTCCGATCGCCTACGCGCTCGCGGCACTCGCACCGACGTCGGCATGTCTACTGACATCACTGACTCGACGCCTGACACGCTCCCTGTGCAAGTCGCCGCTTCTGCGGCAAACGCAGGCGTCCTCGTAACCGTCTACGGCAACACAGCACTCGCAAACGCAGTGCGTGAGACCGTTACAATTTCAGGTGTCGCAGCAGTCGCGTTTACGACGCAGTTTACTGACATCTTTGGTGCCGAGTTGAGCGCCCCCGTCGCGGCGGCCTCTACCGTAGAAATCGTGGATTCGACTTCTCCTACGCCGGACACCCTTATTTCTTTCGCAGCCGGTGATCAGTATCAGGGTGTCGTTCCGCAGACCGGCTTCTTTGTCGCAAACACCTCGCTCCTACTGTCTGCTGATGGCGCGACCACGGACGAGGTTCATCTCTGGGGCCTCAATGCAAGCGGCGTCGCACAGTCCGAGCGAGTCGTTATGGCCGGCACCGCCGGTGTGCGGACTTCCTCGAACTGGTCGCGAATCGATCGCATCGTGCTTGGCGATATTGCCGCTGCACGGACCGTCACCATTCGCGGCGTCGCTGCGGAGTCGGTGAACAGCGTGCAGTCCAGCCTGCAGCGAATGGTCGACTACTTCAACGCTCGGCAGGTTGGCAGCTCGACAGGCTTCGTCGCAGAACTGCTCGACGGTTCGCCTGAGATGAATCCGTCGCGGCTCGACCTGACTGCCTCGACAAGCGGCACAAACATCTTCAACCAGTCTCCAGTCGTCGGATTCACTGCGGACGTCGACGCGCTCGTGTCTACGCTCAATAGCGGCTCGGCTCTGGTAACTGCGGAGCGTATCGCCTTCGCGGCGCAGATTCGGACTCTGTCGTTTACGGTCACCAACACGACGACCTACACCGCAACCATCGACGGGACGGCTTGCTCGTACACCTCCGATGGCTCGGCGACGGCAGCAGAGATTCAGGCGGGCGTCATCGCCGCCATTAACAACAACACTACGGTGTCCGGCTACGTGGTCGCTTCGGCGGGTTCGACCAGCACTACAGTAGTGGTGACCGGCCTGACCCCCAATACCTTCACTCTCGCCGCGACCAACATGACCTTCACCAGCACGCAGGCACTGGCAGGTGTCGGACAGATGCCGTCGAACACGGTCGTCGGTTCGCCGGTGTTTCTGTCGGGCGGCGCTGAGGGCACTGCGACCTTCTCTGACTGGCAGAACGCGCTGAACCTGCTCCGGCAGCGCCGGGTGAACACTGTGGTTGTCCTCACCGGCGACCCAGCAGTTCACGCGGAGCTTGAGGCGCACTGCGCGTACATGTGCGGCGCAGGACGCTCTGAGCGTGACGGTTGCATCGGACTCTCGGCGCTCGATGGTAATGGCGATCCACTCAACACGCTGCCGACTTCGACGTCGATCCGTTCGCAGATTCGCGACCTCAACTCTCGCCACCTGCGGGCCTTCGCGCAGACTGTCGATCGCTACAACACCTCAGGCGAGCGGGAGACTTTCCAGCCTTGGTTCCTTGCTGTGCTTGCCGCCGGCATGCAGGCAGGTTCGACTGTCGGCACCTCGCTCACCCACAAGTACGTGAACGTGCTGGGTCACGCACAGCACTCGTCCTGGAATCCCGTCGAGGACGGCGAGGAACTTATTCAGAGCGGCCTCTGCTTCATCGAAGAAGTTCCGAGCATCGGCCGACGCTTCGTACGGAACGTGACCACGTATCTGACCTCGAACAACATCGCCTACACCGAGGCGTCAGTGAACGAGGCAGTGAACTACGCGGTCTTTGAGTTCCGCTCCACGCTAGAGGCCATGGTGGGGCGACGCGGAACGCAATCGAACGTGAACGCGCTGCGAGGCATCGCATCGAATAAGCTGTCTCAGCTTCTCAACGAGGGTATCATCGTTGCGTGGCGGGCGCTCTCGGTTACCCTTAACGTAGATGTGATGGAAGTGAGCGTCGAACTTGCTCCAGTCATTCCTGTGAACTTTGTTCGCAGCACTATCTACCTAAATACGCTGCCGCAGACTGCAACTTGATTAGGAGCCTATCATGTCAAAGACGGCTATTTTGACTGGAGCGCGAGCTCGACTTATGATCGACGGCAATGTCGTCGGTTTCGCGACCGACGTCAGCTGCTCCGAAGAGGTGCAGTACGAGCCCATTCGGATTCTAGACAATCTACACACAGTAGAATTTGTGCCGGTGGGTTACGACATCAGCTTCTCTGCGTCACGCGTTCGTCTCATCAATGGGTCGATTCGTGGCGGAACGCCTGAAGTTGGCGCCGCGCTGCCCATCTTCGCACTTCATGGAGCGAATTCGGCCGCACACCTTCGCAATATTCTTGAGAAGGCCAACATGTCCGCGACCATCGAAGACACGTTCTCGAGCGTCGCATTCGTGCAGGTAGAAGGCGTACAGGTCACTCGACATAACTGGACGGTTTCTGCTCGCGGCGTGGTCGGTGAGGACATCGAGTTTGTCGGCACACGAATGCTCGACGAGCGTGGCGTCGCCGACGAGTAGTTTTTTCTCTCCTTGACATCCCATCTTTGATAAGGCATGACATCAGTTTCGACGGAAGGCCGTCCCGGAGGAATTGATGCCATCCCTAGACGAACTGCGCATGCCTGCACTCAGCACCGAAGAACTTGTCGAATCGGTTCGACGACCAGATAAGGTAAAGCAGGAGCCAGACCCTCGTGACAGCGAGGAGTACACCTTCTACTTCGAGTTTGTGACTAAGCGCGGAGAAGTGTTCGAGGGTCGCTTCACCAATCGAATCCTCACGCTTGAGCAGACGCAGCAGGTTCACGTGCTCAAGGCTCGAATGCTTCAGAGCGTCGCGATGAGCGCGGTTTCTGATGAAATCCTCGCTACAACCCAGATTCTGGCGCACATGAGCATTTCGCTTGATCACAAGGTGGAATGGGCGAAGGACCTACGCACACTTCGAGATCCTGCTGTTGTTTGGAAGCTGTGGGCCAAAGTGGAGGACCACGAATCCCGCTACTTTCGAATGGACGAGGCTGCAGAAGGCAGCAAGGGATCGTGATCCTGTCGACCCGACATACGGTTATTTAGTTGAATGGTGGACGCGTAAGTACAATCTTCCGCGCAACCATGAACTACTGATTCGTCGTTCCCCCGCCTCGTTGTTCCGTGAAATGCTGGATGACCTCGTCGAGCGTCGTGAGACGCTGACTGAAATGCTGGACGAGAAGCACGCCGACCGAAAAATGGTCGTAGAGCAGCTTGCGAGCGTGAACAAGATGCTCGGCATTCTGGACGACCCCAATGTCCAGACGCGTTTCAGGGACCCTGTCGTCGAGGAATGGGAGGCTGCCATCATTAACGGCAAGCCATTGCCTAAGAGTCTCACAGAAGGACTCCCCAAATCCCGCAAAAAGCCTCAGAATCGTTGAGCCGACTGGAGCGAGAAGGCTATGTCGAATCACGAGATCAATACCGTCATTAATATTGAGACCAAGCTCTCCGGCAATGCGGGAGGGAATAGCGGTCTCGGCGGCATCAGTCGGCACCTATCCTCACTCGTCACTGCGGCACGTACGCTCGACAACGCCAAGAGCCTCAAAGAGTTCCCAAAGGTTTTCAAAGACGCTGCGACCAACGCGGATGTCTTCACGAAAGCACTGACAGGAGTTAACGCACAACTTCAGATCACCATCGACCACATCAAAACCATCAAGGGTTTTGGCGGTGTTTCCTTCGGCACTGTACAGACAGGTGGCGGCGGTGGGGGCGGAGGTGGCGCGGGCGGCGGCGGGGGAGGAAGCGGCGGAGGCGGCGGCGGGGGCGGCGGCACAGGCAAAAGTCGTGGTCGACCGAAGGGTTCAGGAGCGTCTGTCGACCCAAACCTGATTGCTGCGCAGCAGAAAGTGGTCGAAGCAAGAATCGCCAAAGCGGAAGCGAGCGCAAAGCGGCTGAATGCTCAGGCGACACTCGGCCTGGCTAAAGCAGGCCAATATGGCGCACAGGCGCAGCAGATTAGTCAGACCCCTGCTGAGAAAGAGGCAGCTAGACTCGCAGCCGAAGCGGCTGCGGCAGCGAAACGGAAAGCAAGGTTCAACCTTACGCAAGACGAGCGCGACGAAGCCAGCAAGCGCAACATTCGTCGGCGTAGAAGAGAAAGCCGCGCGATTCAGCAAGAGCGAACAGCGGGCGCAGTTGATCGAGTCAAGCAGATTGCGGCAGCTCAGGAAGAAGCTCGCACGATTCGACGGGCAAGCGACGCCACAGAAAGAAAAGCCAGAAAAGCGGAACGTGACCAAGACCGAGCCGCGCGCGACGAAGAAGCCAGGAAACGAAGAGAAGAAGCACGCGCCGAACGTACTGCCAAACGGACTCGAAGCGCATTTGGTCGCGGACTCTTTGGTGGTCCTGGCGGGATTCGCGATTCTGAGTCTCTCAAGGAAGCGGCGCTCTATGCTGGCGGACGGACAGTTCGCGGTGCAGGTATTCTTGGAGGCCGAGCAATTGGGGCCGGATTCGCTGGAGCCTTCGGTGGGTCTTCAGGACTTATCGACGCTATCGGCGGACTTGGGCGCGGCATTCCGCTTGTAGAAGGACTTACAGGACTCGCCGCAGGTATTTTGGGTAAGGCTTACCAAGCCTCAAACGACGCATTCGATTTCAGACAAGCCTCGAATGTCTTCCTTCGTAGTCGAGATCTATCAAACCTCGCAAATCCGCTCATTCTTGAACAATTAACCGAAGGAAATCAGAGAAGCTCGCTTCGTCCTATGCGTTCTGATGTAGGAAGCGCAGGAGAAAAAACTCGAGGCGAATTCGAGCAAGGGCAGCTTGCTGCAGCAAAACTTTACGCAGGCGCGCTAGGACTAACTCCAACCGAGTATGTTCGCGCAGCAAGTCAGTTCGGCCGTGTCGCCGGATTTGGACAAAAAGTCCTCGGACAAGAAGAGCTATTTCCTACCGCAGGCGCCGTCTCACAAGTTACGGGTGCTAATGTCGACCTACTTGGTCGGCTTGCGCAAGTTCTCGTGCGAGGTGGCGCACTTGCAGGAGGAACAAGACGACAATTCGGTGGATTTGCTCCTGCCGCTCAAGTTGATCGAATGGCAATGCTGCCGTTTGTGCAAGCGATTCGCGACGGACTTAACGAAAGCGATGCAACAGAAGTTCTCGAAAACATCGCTCGACAAACAATTCGCGGCGCGCAGATGGGTGTGGGCTCCAACGCATTTGCAGCAAATATGCTGCTAGGAGGGAGTCTAGCAAAAGCAGGACTATCACCGGAAACTGCCTACAAGATGAGCGGAGGCATCGGCGCAAAGGCGCAAAGTCTTGCCTTCGGCGCGCAGTCCGCACGCGATCTTCGCTTTTTGCAATTCTTTGGTGGGCTCGATCTTAGTCAGCCGATCGCACCATCACAATACAATCAAGCAATTGAGAAGGCTGCGCAGCAGAAATACGGACCAAATCAGATGCAGCGGTATCTGCGATCCACGCTCAGTCAAATGGGCGGAAACGTAGACGCTGCAGCAGCCGGAGTTGCGGCCGACTTCAACGCCATGGTTGGGCAAAATATTCTGAGCATTCCTGAAGCTCGAAGACTTCTGGAGCGCGTCGCACAAGGACAGCCGCTACAAGCAGCAGATCTAAAGGGGCTGGGTCAGACTCCTACGGCTATGATGGCCCGTGGGGCGACTACGAGCGCGGCGGAAACAACTCGAGCCGATACGCGTGCGGCCGAGATTGAGTCAGGACTGAAGCTCGTCGATACGTTCACGAAACTCGACGCAGCGACTGCCCGCGCAGTCGAAAGCGTGGCGCTCTTCAAAGACGACCTCGATGGATTGTCGACAATGATCGAGGAATTCGGAGAGAAGATGGGCGATATTCTACAAGCACTCGCTAAGCGAGACTTTACGGCGCTCAAAAAGGCTTTCGAATAGCTGCTCACGCAAAGTGACCTATGGCAACTCGAACACCACTCAAATCAAGAAGCGCATTCGTTGGGTCGGAAACATCTCGTGCTGAGGTTGTGATCTACCCAAATCATGCAGGAGAATTTGCCGACGTGAAGCGTAAAACAATGCGCTTCGGCAATATTCCTATTCGAGAGTCGAGTTCGACAACGGAGCACTTGACGAGCATTGCGACGAGTAAGGCGCTCGGAATGACCGCAGGGACATTCCAGATTCAGATCAAGTCGGACCGCAATCTGCTCTACTACATTCAAGACGGCGATTGGGTCGACATTACGCTCACAAGACATACTGAAAAGCATCACGTGATGCGGGGCATCATCATGTCGATTGAGCAGGATGTCTCTGCCACATCCGGTCCTACTGTCGCGACATACAAGATTGTTGGGAGCGAGTTCAGTCTCATTTTCGCAGAGCAACAGTTCTGGTTTGATCAGATTACCCAAGGCGACTACTTTCCTCGGCTCGCCACAAAAATCTGGAGTCAAACGAACAGCTTTATGAATGGTCGACCAGATGTGACCGTTGCTGTCTTGCTTCGCAGCTTCCTACAACCAGGCAATAATGCTGGTGCCGGGTTCTGGCATCTACCCAAAGAAATGCCTGTAGTCGGAGTTCAGGGAGTTGTCGGCCTTCCTCTCGATGAGAGCGCCGACGAAGAGGGACGAAGTGCTGAGCTAGAAGAAGCACTCAATTTTGTTGACGTCTTCACATTTGTAGACGGTTACAGCAATACTCCACCGAGAACGTCGGGCATCATTCCTTCAAATTTCACTTCAAGTGCGGCGTCTGTTTGGGACCTAGCAAAAGAATTCGCCGATGAAATGATCTGCGAGTTCTTCACGGATCTTGTTGTCATCCCCGAAATTAGTAAGGCGACCGCACAACTGCGGTTTGACCCACCGCAGCAATTCGCGGGATACGATGCAAATGCGGCGATCTTTGGCGACGCGTATATTCGTGGACCTGTCACGTCGACCGAGACGAGTATGGCAGTCATCTTTCGAGATGCGCCATTTCCCAACTCGGTTCGAGACAAAAATTTTATTGATGCGCCCTATTTTTCATTGCCGCTCACTGTCGTCGAACCCCAGCACGTTCTCGAGACGCGCCTTGCACGAAACGGCGAAGTGAGAAAGAACACTGTCTTCTTTGGTCCTGTCCTACAGCAAGATACACTTGGCACGTACCACGATTTTCAATTGCCGCTCGTAGATATTGAAAGCATTCGGCATCACGGCATTCGGCGCATTGATGCACAGACTCGCTACATCACCGATTTTGGACTATATCAAGATGCGTCTGAAGTAGGCGAACCGAGTGGAGGTGACGTAAATACAGCAGCCGATGAACAGCCGATGGACGAAGCCGCAGCACAGTATAAAACACAGGAAAAATACAAAGCTGCGTACCGACAGATGGCCTACGAGTATCGCGACATTGTTCGCGACCTGCATTGTATGAATCATTTGCTCCAAACTGGAGAAATCTCGCTAAATCATGGACGACCCGAAGTTCGAATCGGAACACGGTTTCGGATCGCTGGCGCCACCGAGGACACGCAGTTTACTTGCTATGTAGAAGGCGTGCAGCATGATTGGAACTACGCAACCGGACTTCGCACGAGCCTGACGGTAAGCCACGGCTGGCAAGGAAGTGACACTTCCTATGTCAATAAACTTCGCGAATGCATTGATAGGTTTACTGTCTTCAAACCAGAGTTTCGGTCGGGGACTGACCTAGACACGGAAGGAGATGACGGTGGTGAGGAAGGCGACGGATTCGCTGACGCGTTCGTCTCTGCACTCAACTCCTTGACCAATCTGGGGAGCGAACCACGAGAACGCGAAGAAACTGGGCCCAAAAACGCTGAGAGAGTAGAAACTTTCGATAGTCCCGGACCAGATGGTCCCAATGCGAAGTCTAACGCACCTGCACAAGCCACTAAACCTAAGCCGAGCCCAGGAAGAGCGCCGGATCTGATTCTGCCGCCACTAAATATCAAGCACTACAAAGGTAAAATTGGTAACTAAGTCGAGGGTAACTCATCGTGACACTGCATCCACCTCGATACGGCAATCACGGAGCAATTGTTTCGACAAGCGTTCCGATGGGACTCGCCGCATCCACAAAAACGGCGTCGGGCGCACTCGTTCGTGGCGTAATTCTCAATACCTATACGTATAACAATACGGAAATGACAAGCATGCGTAGGAGCCAAATGACTCCTGCTGGTATCTATTGTGATGTGCTTGTCTATTCGAGTCGTCGCGGCAGTCGTTCAGCCGTGCTTCGCGATTGCCTGCTTTCGCAGGAAGCAATGCACCTGCACGACGGCGAGGTTGTACTACCGAGAAGTACGACGCTTCAGTTCAATGAGGCACTACTTCCTAATCAAGTCAGGAATCCAGCAGAACTTGACGGAGACCACGTCATCGTTGGTTTTCTTGATAACGACTACGGGACTCCAGTCATTCTTCGGTTCTTGCCTCATCCATCGTCAGACATCGGTAAGCTCGAGCTTCCGTCTGAAATCGACGTTATCGGACATCGCACAAGGCTGATCTCTTCTGACGGTGACGTGCGACTTTGGCGCCATCACGGAACGTTTTTCGGCCTCCAGGGTGACGGCTCCTACGTCCTCGATCTTTCGCGCGGACACGCAGGACAAGTTCGCAATGACGGAACCGAGCAGCCATATAGCGAGTCCCCAGCACCCAACTCCACGATTCGTCTTCGGCCCGGTGGAACCTATCGAATTGAAATCGTCGCCAATCCTGACCAGCCTTCGTCAGGTGGCAAAGCAATCGAACTGACAATTACGGAAAATCAGTTCCAGCTGCGTCTCGACGGCGCCGACAATTTGACTCTCGAACAGAGTGGAGCAAATGCGACGCTAAAAGTAGGCGACGGTGCCGTGCATGTAGCGATCGGCGAGCACCTCGAAACGCTCTACAATCAGCTGAAAGCTCGGCTAGATGCATTCGACCAGATCTTCGCGACGCACGTACATGGGAGCACTTTTGGTCCGACGACGTTTCCAGAACCTTCTGGGTCTATCAGCGCGCCTGCGTGGAACTCCGACATCGTAAGTTCTAAAGTTTCGTTGCCTGACGAGTAAGCTATGCCGCTAATTGCTGACACATTTGAGCGCGCCCTTCTTGATATTGAAGGGTCAACAAATGTAACCATCGCACAGATGCGGCATGCATCTGCTTTTCAAGAGTACATGGAAGGGCTCGTTACGTTGCCTCTCGTTCCCAGTTTTGTCCATGAGCAGGCTGCAACGGCCATGTCATCGGCGCTCGCTGGACAGCATCTCGCCCCGCCAGCAGGCATCGTCGCAATCAATGCAGGCTACCTCGCTTATGTCGGGGTTGTCTTAGCTTATCTCGCGACACTAGGCTGGATTCCTAGCATCCCCCCTATTCCAACAGGACCTATTGACGTCGCATCTGTCACGGCCGGACTCACTTCGACGGAGTACGTCGCACGAGTCCACGGCTGGGTGACAGCAATTTCTGGTAGCATTCCTCCGGTCGCTCCCGTGCGGTGGTCGTAACGGTCGCAGAAGAACCGCAAATAGGGTAAGGTACACTCGTGACGATCTTCGACGTAGAGAAAGAACGAGAGCGTCAAGAAACCAATGACGACGCCAAGTTCTATGGGTATTCTCTATTCTTTTTTCAACTTCGCGTTCCAGGCAAAGCTCTCGGCCTCCCGGACACGAAGATTCAAAAATTAGTGTTTCCACTGGCAGTCGCTCCAGAAAGTTACTCCCTAGAAGAGCCATTCACTGTTTCTGTGACGCCTGGAACAAACGGCGGGCTCATTGTCGAAGAGAACGGCATTATTCAACGTCGAATTCGTCTCAATGGTACGACAGGCGCTCGTCCGCGCCCTTTGAATGCTTCTGCAGGATTTGGAAACAAGCCCGAAGTCGAATCCTCTGCCCCCAGTCGAGGAAAATTTGTCACCGGGTATCTTTCAGGTCAGCGCCATTTTCACTTCCTCCAAGACAAAGTTTTTCGCGCTTACGCAGACCTCAAGCGAGACCCGACATACGCGAAGCAAGTTCAGCTTATTTTCCATAATTTGAAGGACGACGAACATTGGTTAGTCGTCCCTGAGACATTCTCTCTTCAGCGCGCAGCGGGACGAGGCCCGCTATACGCGTACGAAATCTCTTTGATCGCAGTCTCTCCTGCAGAAGTGCTGCCTACACAGGTGGTTCCCGTATCAAAGAGTTGGTGGGATTCGGCCGCAGAGGGACTAGCCAAAGCGCGCAGCGCGCTCGCGAAAATTTCTGGCGTCATCCAGTTCATCAATCAAGTCGCCGAAAAGGTAAAGCGAGTCGTTAGCGACGTTCTCGCCATCGTCGATGACGTCATCGGACTTGTGAATGAAGTCACAAACGTCATCAATGGAATTGCCCGGATTGCGACCGATGTTTTCAACAGGATCCGCGATGTCGCAAGACGGGCACGTGCTGCCGCTGTGGCCGTCGTCGTCAGCGCCTCGACATTTGGTGATGTAGTCGGACAGGCATTTGCGAACCTTGCTGACTATCTAGAGGAGGTCGCGTCCATTCCTAGCATCAGGAATGAAATTCGCGACCGAATCGACAACATTCGAACTGGCGGAAGAAATAATCGGGCTCGCGCGCTTCGCGCTAGTGAAGCCAATAACATCTCTCGCGCGACTACAGAATCGGAACTCGCGCGAAGTGGTTCGGCGCCAACTGTCGCAGATGTTGTCGCGCAACTCTCTTCTCTAGATCTCGGAGTAGAGATTCCCGCTTTCAATAATATTGAAAGTTACCAAGTACAGGGCAGCGACACACTTCCGAGCATTAGCGCAAGATTGCTCGGAAGCGCAGAGCTTTGGTGGGTCATTGCCGAAGTTAACCGACTGCGAGCTCCCTACATTTCTGATGTGCCCATTCCCGGAACTGTTCAACGAGGCGCCACCATTTTTGTCCCGACTACTCAGCAGACCGCAAATAACTTGGGACAGAGCGGTGTACCTAGTACGCCTGACGATGACCTCCTAACACAACTCTTCTTCCGTGACGCACTTGTAGCACCTAGTTCTCGTTTCCCAAATCGAATCGACCTAGTTCTCGACGCGGAAAAGGGAAACAAGGACATCCTGTACGTCGCAGGCATCGAGAACCTAAAACAAGGAATTCGCACTCGACTAGAGACCGTGCTCGGAGAGAATGTTCTCTACCCCAATCTTGGACTAGAACGGGTGATTGGGATGGGCGAACCAGATATTGACGTAGAGATTCTTCGCGTGTTTGTCTCTCAAGCAATCTCGGCGGACAATCGAGTGGCGAATCTGGGGTCAGTCCGTGTGTCGAATACGGAATCTCTCGACGCATATAATATTGAAGTCGATGCTCGGGTTCGCGGACTGACGGCGCCCGTGCTTGTGAACGTGACGCAGTCACTGTGAGGTAACTCGTGCCCCAGCTACAAATTCGTCGCTATCAAGACATTCTCGATCGAATGATCAGCGCGATTATCTCGCGCACGAACATCACCGATCTTGAAGATTCGTCGGTCGTGAAACAGATTCTTTCTGCAGTTGCACGAGAAATTGACGACGCGAATTACCAGCTGACTCGACTACAAGATGTGTTCGCTCTCGACCGCGCAGCCGGAGCAGACCTCGACGCTCGCGCGGCTGAACTGCTGCCCACAGGACTGTCGCGCACGCCCGCACAGCGCGCCGTAGGATACCTTGTCTTCTCGCGAACAGGGACTACCGGCACAACCACGATTCCTACTGGAACGATTGTTCGCACTGCCAGCGGCGTATCGGTTCGTACAATTCAGCAGGGGGTCATCACTGCAACGAGCGCGGCACAAATTACTGGGCATGCTGTAGGGCGCGATTCAAATCTTGTAGCGGCGCTCGCTGTAGAATCTGGCAGTGGCGGAAATGTGGCAGCAGGCACTGCAGTTCGTTTCGCCACCCGTCCTGTCGGCATCAGCGAGGTGACGAACCCTGCAGCATTCGTTCGAGGTCGCGCCGCAGAAACTGACGAAGAATTCAGAGCGCGTATCAAGGCGTACCTCAACTCTCTGGATTCCTGCACGGTCGACGCCCTAGAATTTGCCGCACTTCAACAAAGCCTCGCCAATGGGCAGCGTGTTCTCTACGCGCACGCAGCGGAAGATGTGCTGCGTCCCGGACATGTCACCCTTTACATCGACGACGGCACCGGCACCGCTGAGACGTACATCAACGATGCGCCCTCTGGGACACTCGTCGGTGGGACGCTCTCAGCCATCTCGGGCACGTCCCAGACTCTGACAATTCCTTCTGGGCCGTTTACCGGTGACCATGTCGGGCGCACCGTCACCATTGCAGGCGCCGCAAACGCAGGGAACAACGGCTCGTTCACCATCACTGCTGTCACAGGCACGACACAGATCATCTATACGAACGCGTCCGGTGTTGCAGAAACGCCTGCGGGCGGAACCTATGCCATCAACGGCGAACTGCTTACTGAAGGACACGCTGGTCCTCCCGTAAACTCGGCAGTCGGCGGCGAGGAATACCTCTATCTCACGCACGCCCCGATTCGTATCGCATCTTCGTTCACGGTCGTCAGCAGCACTCGAAGCACGCTGACACAAAACACGCACTACACTCTGAATCCTGCAAATGGACTCATTCGCTTCACCCCTGCGCTCACCGCCGGCGAAACAATTCGGGTGAGCTATACCTACTACACAGGGCTCATCGACCTCGTGCAGCGTGTCATCGACGGAGACGCAGCAGATCGACTGAACTTCCCCGGTATTCGCGCGGCAGGCACAGCGGTCTACGTCACAACACCGCAAATCGTTCCGCTCACTGTTCGTGTCACGCTACAGACTGCACGAGGCTCGAATCGAGCGACCATCAATGCCGCAGTCGAATCGGCAATCTCTGCGTACATCAATGGGCTCGGCATCTCAGGCGACGTGATTCGAAACGAACTGATCGAGCAGATTATGGGAGTTCCCGGTGTCGTAGACTGCACACTGGCGCTGCCGGCAGCAAACATCACCATTCAAGACAACGAACTGCCGCGCATCACGGCGAACGACATCGACGTGCTGTAGTACGAGGAAGAACATGGTCACGACGAGCAAGACTTGGACGTCCACCCTAAACTTTGCGCTGAACACAACTAACCAATCGACACAATACAAGGAGTTCATGCTGGAGCTTTCCGACCAGCTGATTGCTGCCGGATGGACTGTCGTGCGCTCGTGCGATAGCCTGACAACCTCCGGCACCAATTTGTGGACGTCGACGACAGCGATTGTTTATGGTGTGACTGCTTCTTCCCAGGCACGCAGCTGGAATATCTTTCGTGCGCCCGCAACATGGGGTTCTCCAACAGGCGGCGGGTACTTCTATTACGTGCTTGATTGTCAGCACACCAATGCTTCATCAAACCCGCAGAGCTACTTCGCCTATTTCTCTACGGCGCTCCCAACAGAAGCAGTCTCCAACCCGACCACCACCGCGCTGACGTTCAACACATCGCAGACACATGCGTTCACAAGCAGCAGCGAAATCTTTAGCTGGACAGCCGCCGTAGCTTCCTATGCTTCGTTCTGGCGAACCTCTAGCGGAGACGTGCTCTGGTTTACGAAGCGCGGAACTGACGGCTCCTACACCCGTTGTGGCGGCGTCATTGACCCTACGAACGCACGAGGCAATTGGCGCGGGACTGCTTTTATTTCCGGCACTTTATCGCCCTCCATCACAATTCCGTGGTCGACTTCTGCGCGTTGGGTAGGACTGGAGACAGACGGAACCAATGTTTCGACGAATGCTGGATTGACAGTAACCGCCTCGTCGCCAGCACATACAGCAAGCAGCTGGAACGGCGGAACTATTGCAGGCGCAGACAGCGCGGGCGATGTGATGTATTCGCAGATGATCGGCCTAGTGAACTCGTTGACAGACTTCAGCCGTCGATACTACGGTGTCATTCCTGATATTTGGGTGACCCAAAGCTCGTCGTTTAGCTTTGACGATACGAGCGACACAGACCCTACCATTCTTCGCGGATTCAACGGGATTGCGCTCCCTGTTCCCAGCGGAACAGGTGCGCTACTCTAGGCCATGGCGTTCTACGTCACAGCCCCGTCTGTCGCGTTCGAGCACGCGATTCAGACGCTCATTGGGAACTCGTTCCGTGTGAAGCTGCAAGGCTATACGTCTGGACCCGTTCCGTTCACGCTCACTCGTACTGGCCCAACGAATTGGACTGCGACCTTCGTCGAGCCCGTGCTCAACGCCCCGCCGCTCGTACTGCCGCAATGCTACGTATTTTCCCCTAGCCTCGAAGTTCGGCAGATTGTCCCTGTCCTGAACGGTTTCGGGCATGCTACGGCAGTCAACATCACGACCTTGGAACAGGGACCGTTCACCTATACACTGACCATCTACGGTACGGAGTCCGTGTAGCCATGCCCTTCAGTTCATCTGCATTGGGTGCTGGCGGTGCGCCCGCCCTACTCTCAGCGAAACAGCTT